CGTTAATGATTTCGTCTACAGCAGCATCACACTCAGGATGTAAAGACATCTCACGATATTTTGTGACTAATTCTGCTTCTGTTCTTACTGTACCATCCAAATCAACATATGTACCATACGCACCACCAGCTGCTATAGTAACAGCACCATCATCTGTCTCTTTGGGAGCAAATGAGGGTGCTTGTTCTGGTGTAGGTGTGTTTCTTTTAAATTCAAAACCAAATAATTGCAAAACAAATCTCCTACTTAGTTAGGTCCGTTAGGTCCGTCTATTTCCGTTGAAGGACCATATTGATTAACACCACCAGCTTTTTTATCTGATGCTTCAATAAGAGGAACCCAATAATCATATGCAAATGTTACTGAAAATGATTCAATTGCATTTTGGGTATCCCAATCTAAACCGATTGGTCCTATTTCTGTTGGGAATGCTCCAATTATATTGTATGATCTAATTTCTGAACCATCTTTAGAATATTGAATACATTCTAAGTCTGTTTTATATTCTTCTTCTGAAACATTAGGATCACGTACGTTAGATACATGTCTATTTAAAGCATTAGACCAAGTTTCAAATAACGCTCTTACAGAAAAATCTTCATCATTCATTACAGTAACTGTCCAATCGCCAAAATTTCTCTCACCAGCTACTTTAATTTTACGTCCGAAATATCCTATATCTATAGAACCAACAGAAGATGCTGGCAATTCTGCTGTTCTACAAACGAAACGAAATTTGTTAACAGAAACGTTATCGATTCCAATTCCCGCAGGTACAGATAAGAAAACATTGAATAGTGAAGGTCTTGCACCACCATAAACTAGACCATTAGATTTAAATGCACTAATATTAAATGGCATTTTTTACTCCTTGAATAATTTTAAGTATTTATATTATTTATTCACAATGTATTATACACTCCCTTCAATGAAACTCAGGGAGTGTATTTTATACTTCTAGAAACGGCCCACAACTTCACTGAACTGTACACCAGTGCCTACTGCTATAAAGTTAAGTTGAATGAAGTTAATAGATCTAGCTGGCTTGATATAAATGTCACCAACAAATTGATTTGTGTCAATAATTTGTGGTGTGTTGTTAGTATCATCACAAACTACTAAGAAGTCTGTAATGCCACGTCTACCTTGAACAGTTCTGAGATATGGAATGACTAGATTCTTAAATTGGGCACGTGTGAAAGCATCATTAAATTCGAACAATGAATATTTGGCTGCAACAGAAATAGCCTTTTCAAGAACAATAAACAATCTGCGAACATTAATTCTATCAAAAGCAGAAGGTTTAGCTTGAAGAGTTTTGTCACCAAACAATACTGTTCCTTGACCTGGGAAAGTAACTACAGGATTGACACCATTCTTATATAATACATCTCTTTCAGCTTTACGTGGGTTATATGCAAGCTTAACAAGGTTCTTTATTTGACCACGATTGAAACCTGCAGGAGACCACCAAGCATCATTTGTGTTATCTGTTCTGACACAAAGACCAGCTATATCACCGTTTAATGGTATCCAACGGTAAATATCATTGTATCTATCATACATATATTTATAACCAGTATCCATTACAGCGTAAGATGTGCTGTGTAATGCACCTCTCCATGCAACAAGATTTAATGCTTCAGAACCGAATGCATTAAGAACAAGATTTTTATCAGGAGATATTAGAGCAACACAGTCTTTTCTGATTTCGCAAATATTATCTATAATATAATTTGCAAGTTGATGGTTTTGTACAGTTGTGCCATTGACTACTGTAGTTCCACCAATAGGTTTGCCTTGTAGAACCAATGAAATATCAACATCTTCTGCTGAAGCAAATAAATCATAAGCAGAACCTAAAACTCCTAATGAAACATTTGCTTCATCAGAACCATCAGCACCTAATGTCATTCTAATATTTAATGGTGCAGAATTGTTAGCTGAAATAAGATTTAATGCTGTGTTTGATGGAGCATTAGATCTATCATTTGCAAACCAAATATAACCAGAGTTTTGGTTAATAACATCTTTATAATAATTTGTTGAACCGTCTCCATTCTTAGAGTCTGTAGCTCTAGACAATCCTTTATATACTTCTAGAATTGTTCCTGGAGTTCCAGTAAATTCACCACCATCATCAACTACAACAACATGCATTTCATCGTTGGCTGAAGTGTTACCGTTTAGAAGTACGTAATTAGATTGACCAGGAGCAGTTTCTACAGTATTAAAGAATTCCCAATTTCTAGTAATTGTATTGCTTACATAGTTTAATCTTAATCTATAAGGATCTTCAAAACCTATCACTAGAGTATTTGTGTTACCAATTAAAGTACCGTTAGCAGCAGCTGTAGCTGTAATATCTATTGCAGAAGCATATGGTCCTGTAGAAAGCTTAATACCTGTTGAGTTTGCTTCAACAACATAATAGTTTCCAGATGAAAGACCTGTTACAGCACTGTTACCTGCAACGTTTGCATATGTAACAATGTCACCATTAGTATAAGGATTATTACTAATAGTAATAAAGTTTAAGTTACTGTTAACATCAGTATTACCATCAAAACCAATAGTCGCAGTATTCACATAGGTAGAATTTACAGTTATAGATCTAACTTGAAGGTATTGATAACCAATTGAACTGTTTCCTGAAAGTATTTGGTCACCGATACTAATATTAGAAGCTACAGTATTTGCTGATGCATTACTTGATCCTAAGAATTTAACAGTAGCTTCATCAGAACCAATTCTGAAGTCTATAGCAGTATTTACTGTTGAATTAGAAACATTTATATTAGAAGAGAATGCAGTAGCTGTATCACAAACTGCTACTCTGAGCGAATTACCCATTGCGCCTGGATACTTAGCAACATAAACAATATCTGAATCAAAATTTCCTTCAATATTTATATAATCATTTTGATTTTTAACAATTTGATTTACAAGATTTGCTACTTTAGCAGAAGAATTGGCACCGGTAGAAACGTTGTCTAAAGCAACAGCTGTATATGCGCTATCTGGTCTAGCAAAATAAAGAACCAAGTTTGTGTTAGCAGCAGCAGCGTTTTTAGTAAGTGTAAATGATGAAGAATTGACTGCTACAACTGAAACAGCAGTACCTACAGCATTTAATATAGTGGAATTGCTTGTTTGTGTGACATACATACCAACCTGAATACCAGTTGTATTGCTTGCAGTATAAACTGCATTTGAAGAAGTTGTAGTAATAGAATTTACAACTGGAGTAGCACCATCTGTATCGGCAGCACGTGATACATAAAGTCTATTAGCATAAGAAAGAAAGCTTGCTGCAGTAAAAAATGTTTCAGCATTGAAATTAGTAGGTTTTGCAAATCTTTGTACTAAAAGATTTTCAGAATCAATAAGAACTCTTTCTCCTATTGGTCCCCATCTAAATACACCAGCAAAAGCACCGTCAGAAGTAGCAACTGCAGGAACAACAGTTGTTAGATCAATCTCAGTAATATTAACTCCAGGTGAAAGTTGGAAAGCCATTGTTATCTCCTTATAATTTAGGACGCAATTTTAAATTCTTTTTTTTATTTATTAAAAGTCCTGTTTTACTTCCCACATCCAAGAATCTGGAGAAATTTCAAAATATTCTTCATCGTGAAATTCTTCTCTTCCATTAAAAATAAAACCAAATGGGGCCATATCTTGTTCTAAATCTTCTTCTGTTTTTTCTCTCAATGACATCAATGTATTAATATTAGTGTAATCTTTGAAATATTGTTGCTCTGTCATCCAAGCAAACAATACTAAACACATAACAAGATCGTCATGTTTTTGTGACTCAGCTTCGTAAGAATTACCTTTTTTAGAAAAAGTAGAAAGTTCATTTATAGTATCAAAATCATTAATAATTAATTGATTTTGTTCTATTAAAAGTTTTAATAATGAACAACCTATAGATTTAACAATTCTTGTAGTTCTTATTCCTTTATCAACGCCTTTACCACCAAAACCAGATGTTAATTTTTTACCACTTCTTCCAGCATTTTCTGTAAATAATACATTTTCATAACTCAAATCATAATGTAAAGAATGCGAAACATGCTCACCTATATCGTTTACCTCAATTAATACTGAAGCGTTATTATAACCTTT